AGCTTATCGAAACTACTTAGCTAATAAAGCAGGGTATCCAGACACAGGAATAAATAACATTAACATGATTAAAGAAATGAAAGATAATCCAACTTTAATAAATAGAGAAAGTCCTACAGGTTTAAACTTTAATGCATTAGGAGAAGTCTCAAACCCTCAAGATTTAGATGCTTCATTAAGAGATGAGTTTTTAAATAGGAGAATAATTTAATGGAAACTAATTTAAAAAATGTTATTTGGGTGGGGTTAATTTTATTAACAGCAGGAACTACTTACGGAATGATGTCTCAACGATTAGAAGCAGTTGAGTCACAGCAACAGCAACTAGAAAAAATAATACTTCAAGACATACCAGACATAAGAGAGCGAGTGATACGACTTGAAGTATTATTAGAGAAAGCATTAGATAACTAATTTTTCAAACAAATCAATCATAGGACCCTCCAATATTTACCTTTGATAATAACAGGTTTAGTTTTATATTTAGTATCAATTGCGATTACTTTTAATTTCAATTGATTATTCACAAATCGACAAATCTGAGAAGAACTAAGCTTAGGAAACTTATCTCTCATCTTAGCAATAAGTGGTTTTTTCTTTAAACCAGTATCAACTAAGCTAGCAAGAAAAGACATCAACTCTTGTTGACGCTTTTTCTTTTCTTGTTTAGGTGACATAGGTAATGAAGGCACCACAATCTTAGGTGCCTCAGAAATAGAATTTAAACCTTTAGCTTGTCTACCTTCTTTTTTATCCTTCTCAGCAAGGTCACGTAAAAATTTTGGTATCTCCAAAATCTCGTCATCAGGATTAGGAATGACTTTAATAGTTTTAATGCTCATTGATACCAACTTTCTAGTTTTGTTAACTGTTCTTTTTTAACTTTAATAATTCTTCTAGCTCTTGTGTGGCTGTCTTCATCATCAAATATATAATTCCAAACAGGTTTCTTTAGCTCACTTTCATAGTGAGCTATAGATTCTTGTAAAGATTTTATTTCTGCTTTTATTTCAGGATGCATTTATATATCCTCCTGTTCTTGCTCTTCTTCTTTAGCATCTAATACCCAATCAGTAAAAGAAGATTTTTTATTCTGACAAACATCACCTAAGAAACTTTGTAAGATAGATCCTCTCATTGGATTTTTTCTAGATACTTTAGCAATGCTGTCTTTGAAAGTAAATGGAACATTAAAATCCATTTCTATTTGTACTGGTTCAATAAATTTAAGCGGCTTGTGCATGACTTTCTCCTTTCTCAATATGTTCAACACCTTTTATTTTAAGGCTGATTAAATTATTTATTTGTATTGATCTCCAAGCTTTTTTTGGATCATCAACTTTTTTAAGAACGTTGACATCAATACATTCTAATAAATGATTTCTGTCACCAAGTAATTCACCACCTGCAAAAAACTTTTGATCTTTTACATGTAGTTTAGCAAGTATCTTTCTCTCTTCACCGTTACTCTTAGTAAAAATTGCAGAGAAAAATTCTGGACCAATTATTTTAAATAAGTCTTGTTTAGTATATTTCATAATTCCTTCTTTCTAAAATTATAAGTATATATTATATAATATTATATCATACGCAAGACATATCTATTTTACCGCAGAAAACCGCCAATATTTTTAGGTAGCGTCACCCCAAGATTTTCCTAAATCACAATCAACTTTGCTTGGAACGGTTAATTTTACAGCATGTGTCATAAGTTCCATTATTTTATTTTTAGTTTTTTCTTCACCATTAAAACTTAATGTGAGCTCATCATGAATTTGTATTAAAGGAATTAAATTTTCTTTATACAATTCTATCATTGCTTGTTTTGTTTGATCCGCAGCTGATCCTTGTATCAATCTGTTTAATGCTTTGTAAGTACCAGCTCTTTGTAAAATGTGATGCTTACCATATTTTAATTTTGCTTGATCTTCTGGTAGAGCTTTGAACACGCCAAAAGTGGTCGGTTCCCATAACTCAAAACGACATTTTCTACCTTTGATTGTTGAGACGTAACCCTCACTATTGGCGAAGTTTGATACACGTTTAGTTAACTCTTTAACAAACGGTACCTTAGAATTGTACTCCTTTAAAATTTCTTTTGCAACATCAACGTTCACTTGCAATTCGTTGGAAAGTTTGTTAACGCCCATGCCATAAAATAATCCAAGGTTAATAGTTTTTGCCTGATCTCTGCCAATGTTAGCAATGTTTGCTACTATACTATGGAAATCTGCATCAGGATTTTTTTGATATTCTTCGACAACATCTTTAGCTCCTTCACATCCTAAGCTTGAAGCAAAGTGTGACGCGATCCGTGGTTCCTGCTGACTATAATCAAAAGATCCCCATGTCTCTCCTTCTTCAGGTAAAAACAGTCCACGTATTTGTTTTTTAATTTCTTTATTACGAGAAGGTAATTGCTGTAAGTTTGGATTAGAATAACTAAATCGACCTGACACTGTTCCTGATGTACCATCTCTCATTTGATGAATACTTGCATGAATACGCCCTGACTCACCATGTTTTAAAATAGTATCAATAAAAGTTGATTGTACTTTATTAAATTCCCTAGCACTCTGAATCTTTTTAGCAATTGGGTGTGAGTGATGCATTAAAAAATCTTTTGTAAAACTAGGTGCCTGTGTTTTTTCTGTTCTCGGATAATCTATTTTAAGTTTATCAAATACTTTTGCAACGCTAGCCGCAGCCCAAACATCAACTGCAATACCCGTGTCCGCCAGTATTTCATCAAGTATCTTCTTTTCTGTATTCTTAAAACTTTTTTTATAACGTCTTGCTTTTTCTCTATCAACTCTAACTCCTCGTTTTGTCATTTCAAATATAATTGGTATAAGATTCATCTCTAATTTATACACTGTGTTTAGACTCTGTTTTTCTATGAGTGGTCGCATGTGGTGAAACAGTCGTAAAGTCAAGTCTGCATCTTGCTCTGCATAATCACCTACAAAGATAGCTGGCAACTTATACATTTCATTTTTAGGATCGATACCAAACTCAGTCGCCGCTTGTTTTAAAAGTGTTTCATCTTTTATTTCACCAAGCATATCTTTTCCCACCGCACTTAATGCATAAGAAAATTTATTTTCATTTAAAATAGGAGCCATTAACATTGTATCAACTATAGGACCTTTAACCTCAATCCCTTCAGCATATAACCAACCTAAATCATAAATAGCATTGTGAGCTACTTTAATAGCATCTGTTTGCATTAACTTTTTCATCCATGTTAAAACACGTCTTCTATCCCAATTAAAACCATTCTCATGACGAATAGGATAGTAACCCTTCCAACCATCTACGGCTACCGCTACGCCAATAATATGCCCTGTTTTAGTTGTCCATCCTGGTCCAGTTGTTTTTAATTGTGGATCATATGTTTCTAAATCAAAAGCAATAACTTTTGCATCAGTAATATCAGGTAATTCATGAGGTGGTACCCACTCAGATTTTGTAAAGCCAAAATTATTCTGCATCTTTACCCTCCTCACGTTCTGCTATCTCCCCTGCAATTGCGCCATACGCTGCTAGGTCTACATAACTATCTGATTTACGACTATGCATGAGACGCGCTACTTTAACTAAAGCCATACAAATTGCTACATCATGAGCTGATATTTTTTTCTGTAAAAAAGCAGACCATAAGTTAGCGATGTTTTGATGATTGGTAACCCGATCTCCGTAATCCGTGTTTCGTGCTCCGCCAATTAATTCAATGGCTTTGTTAAGTATTTTTTTATAAATCATCATGCATCCTTTCATCACCGTACATTCGGTAACCTTGTTGTTTTTGAGCCTCAACAATATACAAATTGTTTTTTGCTCTGGTGACAGCAACGTAAAAAACACGGTGCTCATCATCAGGATTTTTTAAATAAGATCTATAAACAATCTTTCCTAAATCTAATAACACAATAACATTTTCACATTCTCCGCCTTTAGCTTGATGAATTGTAGAAACACGAATTCGTGGTTCTGTTGTTATGTCTTCACCTATTTTCTCAAGCCGCCGTAAATAAGTAATTTCAAAAGGTGTTAATGAACTGAGTACGTCCCACCACTCTCCATCGACAAGTAAACCATAATGATCTTTTAGTTGCTGTAATGAAAATAATTGTTTATCATTCTCCACTTTCATTGTTTTGTGACCATGTTTAATTCCAACTTTAGTTTTTATTTTATTATACAAAGTTTTAACCTCTGTTAAGGTAACCGTGTTACCAGACTTTAATTTTTTCCATACCTCGATAGCACCTAAAACAGTCGTAGACACTGGTCTATGCTCCCCTCGTCCATACCAATAACCTTGTTCTAAAAGTATTTCTTCTATCATTTCATTTCTAATTTTTTTTGTTCTGCCAAGGATTAACCAGTTACCTGAAGATAAATCAATGTGGCGTAAATGTGGTATACGATATATTTTACCTTCATCTTCTTTTGGTTGCCAAACTTTCGGACGCCTGTTTCGTATTTTAGTTATAATATTATTGGCTAATCGAAACACTCTTCGCGGACAACGATACGATTTGTCTAAAACTTTTACTGTCCCTTGAAGAGATATAAATTTATCTACATCAGCGCCTGACCAACGAAAGATAGCTTGATCATCATCACCAGCAATGTAAACCTCTTTACTGTTACTAATTAATTTATCTACCATGTTATATTGAATGCGAGGCATGTCTTGAGCTTCGTCTATAAACAGCACATCAAACTGTGTCGAAACTGTGTCAGTTGTGTAATCAACAATCATATCCGTATAATCATAAAGTTCATTAACTTTTTTATATTCATTAATGACTCTGTTTAAATAATCTAGCTTGACCATGTTAATCGGATCAGGATAAAGCCTAACCTCTTCTGCAAGACTAATATCTTTTAATCGCGCTTTGTTAATAAGATTTATAAACTGATGATTAGAATTTGTATAAACAGAATCATCATTATCATTAAAAACTAAATTAAAACCAACCTTAGAAGATAATTCTTTCCAATGTTTTTGTTTCATTAAGTTATCTTCTTTGACAGCTAAATGCCTAAAAGCAAAACTATGTAACGTTCTAAAATGAGTTAAATCATCTCTACTAGCTTGAAACTTATGTCTTGCCCTATCCTTAGCTTCATATGCTGCTTTCTTAGAAAAAGAAAAGAAACCTATTCTTTCCCAAGGAACACCTTGTTCTTTTTTTTGTTGACATATATTTAAGAGCTCTGTTGTTTTTCCTGTACCAGGAGGTCCTACAATTATATTAATCATTAAAACAATACCCCTTGTGTTTCTATATTTGTATTTGTTTTGTAATTTTTATCGTACTGTTGTAGAGCTTTTTCTGGTCCACCAGAATCGAGCCGGTCGCCATGAGCTGGAGCTGCGTCTGCAGGGTAACGCCAAGGTTCGTGATAGCTTGCTCAGAGTCGCCAGCGCCCAGCCCTACATTGGATTCGGCATAGTGTTCATACCGCCATTTGCGCGGGTCGACGGTCATTGGTTGGCCCAGTACCATGATCTCACATTGATCGTCTTGGTAGTGCTGTGCCGTCCAGATCACGCCCTCAAACAACTGACGAAAACCTGTTTCAGCATAGACGCGGGCAAGCAGTTCAATTTTTGCCTGCCCCATGTCGGCCACGCCCTCGAAGCGAGTGGCAGTCTCTTTGTAAAACTGGTCGGCGTTGAGCCCCTGAGT